GCCATATGTTACAACTTTTCGCTTCAGTACATTTGCGAAGACCCTGCGACGTACCGAGCATCCATCAAGGCAATTGCCTGTTCCCTGAACCCGAACGGTCTCCTGATCGGTGTAGTACCCGAGAAAGCCAGGGCCGAGGCACTCGTAGACCAGTACGGACACTTCAAGGACCCTCTTGGCAACGAGTTTGCACTGCTCCAGGGTGGACGCCGTCTGAACGTTCGGTTGGTCGATGGACCCTTCTACGCCGATGGCGGGCGTGAAGAGCCTGTCCTGGACGCCTCGGTCCTGGTCAAAGACTTGTTGGTCCTCGGACTCGACCTGGTCATGTGGGAACCTATGCTTCCTCAACCCACAGGACTCATCTCCGATTTGTACTCAAAATTTGTCTTTCGTAAGAGTAGGTAAGATGATCTGGGCGATCGTCGCAGGTATTTTGTTTGTGCTTTTACTTTTGGTATTTTTGTTCTACAGGGAACCTCCTATGCTATCCGAACTCAAGCAAAGGTACTGGGCCACACTGGATATGCTTCGTCAGACTGGCGACCCTATGTGGAAAGGGGTCCTGCGACCTTCTATACTTACAGGAATGAAGGAGTGGGACAAGTCCAAGGGTCCTATAGGTTCGAATGTCAATAAGGGATACGAAATATACATCTGCCTGGATGGAGACGATGTAAACTCGGCAATGTACGTACTCATACACGAGTTGGCACACATGTCTGTACCAGAGTACGATCACACGACGCATTTTTGGAAAAATTTCGAGGCGCTCAAACAACTATGTGTGCAGAACGGCTTGTACACTCCGGCGGGGGAACGCAAGTATTGTGGGGACGTGGTGAAAGACACGGGGAGTTCCGAAGGAACTCACTCCTAGGCCCGGTCAATCAAGTACTTTTTGATAATGTAAAACACAAGGGCAGCAACGAAAGCCGTCACGGCCAAGCCTGTGAGCGACACATCACCCGACTCGCCCACAAACTTGGGCACCATTGTACGAAGGCGGGACTGGACTGGCTTGGAGAAGGCAATCACGGACGCAACACCGGCCAGGGCCGCCTGGAACTGCTCATCCGTGAGACCAAAAGGATTTCCAGATGCCTCCTTCTTGGAAGATGGTGGAGCACGCCCCGCCGACGGAGCCTGTGGCTGTTGAGGGGCGTACGGTCCGCCCCCCTGTACTTCATTTTGCATAAGTTCCTCAATTGATGTAGAAAAGTCAGCCATTTGAGATTCGTCAACCTTTTTTTCTGGCTGAAAATTCTTCAAAAGTCCAGTTGGAACAGTCTTCTGAGACGCTTCAGGATCTCGAGAAAGAGCTTGACGCGCAATCTCCTCATTTAGAGGCATCTCTTTGTTGTCGGGAATTTCACTTATAAGAGTACTCGCATCTGGGTCGTAGGTCAGCATCCTTTCTGATTTTCAAAACGAAAATACAAAGGAAGGTCAAGCGCGCTTGACGACATTGACTGACCCACCTCGTCTCTTGATGACTGGTTCGGGCTGAGCAGGTCTCAGTGCGGCTCGCGGGTTATAGTGTCTCTGGTGGTACTGCCAAAACGCTGGGGACCCGACCCGGAAGTTCCGCCTGATGGGCGCTTTGTACCAAAAGACGCAATCCGTGATACGGTTGGACTTGGAGGTGTTGTCCAGGACCAGACACTCGTAGTTTTCAGTACAGGCGTCCATCACCTGACAAAACTGGTCAAAGGTCGGGAACACGCCAAAGAACGCTTTATAGAGGTTCTCACGGTTCTGACGGACGTTGTCCCTGAGCGCAAAGACGTAGTCCACGTTGGTACGAATCATAGGGGTCATATCCATACAGTACTGAGTAGTCATCATGAAAAATATCTTCCAGTGTCGGCCATTCATAAAGAGTTGTCGGATGGCTGTATCACGCATAAATGATCTGTCATACATACAATCATCCATAAGGACAAAGACGGGGCTACACCGACCGACGGCCAAGAGTTTCTTTTGACGATCGATGATTCGCTCAAGGGCATCACGGTTATAGTCCCCGAACACAAAGAGGTCCGGTATGAATTGTTTATAGTACCCGTTCCCTTCTTCTGTCCCTGACATGGCGATACCGGCCGGTAAGTGTTTCTTGTGCCACAAAATGTCCGTGACGAGTGTTGACTTACCCGTTCCTCTTTTTCCTATGAAAACACAGACCTTGTCATCAGCCATCCTGGACGGATCGAACTTTCGGAGTGCCAAAGACATCCTCCTTTCCTGAAATTTTGAAACAAAATAGGAGGTGTCCTGAAGCGCGGCGCCTTAAAGTTTCGAGTCGTTTTCAAACTAAATGAAGACGGGTCAGGGCGACATGGATACGACTCAGCTTGAGAATGCCGCCATGGATCTTTTCTTGCCCGTCATGGAATCAGCGACGGTCTTGGCCGCACACTATACCAAGGCGTGTGGCCGAACCTGTATTATGGCCCAGGACATGAGTTACGGTCTGATGTATGCGGCCCGAAATGTGACGGGGAAACACGTAGGGTCTCTGTACCCCGAGGTCTGGGAGGAGGAGTCCGAGTCGCACAGCGACTCGTCCGATTCCGACTCGGACTCGGACTCGGGCCCCGAAGAGCCTTGGACCCGGTACGAAGGTTCAGATGATATGGCCGTCAAAATGAATGAGTGCGCTGATACTTGGGATCAGTGGGTTCCAGTAAACCCAACTGAACGTGCGTTGAAAAACGCCGTGGACAAAAACTCCTTTTTTGGTAGGGAATGAGGTACTGGGTCGTGGAGGACGAGGAGGAAGAAGAAATCAGGTACTCGAACATACTTCAGGAAGAGGAGTTTGAAGAGGAAGACCCACCGGAAGCCTTTGAGGGTCTCCAGAAAGGGTCGAATCTTATAGAAGAGGAAAAGGAGTACACAGGTCCAGTACCATGGGATCCTTTGGACATATTTTTTGTTTACATATAGTACAATGGCATCCACTGTTATGAATCTTGCGACGCTCGTCGAGTCTCAAGGTCTCAACTCCCTGATTGGCGGCTTTTCCTTTGCGTCCGCACTGGCCTGGTTCGCAGTCGTTCAGGCCATAGTTGAGAAGTACGTCAAGACGGGCCCGGGCATCCAGGCCCACCTCATTGCGGCTCTTCTGACCACTCTCATGTCTATCATCGCCTTTATGATTATTAAGGCTTTGGCAAAGAATGTCGAGATCAAGGAGCCATCTCAGTCAATCTTCGCAGTGACCCGTTAAGAACCTACTCGGGGAATCATTTTGACGCCTCCCGGAGGGCCGGGTGCCGGGTCAACTTGGCCCCCACGTGGCCAACTTTTCCAGGCAACAATAGCTCCAATAATAACTAAAATTATGATCCACCAGTGGAAACGCCTCTTTGGCTCGGGTGGTGGAGGCGGCATGACTTTCATCGCCTCCACGATTCGTTTAATCTCAATCTGTTCGAGCGGCTCAGGTGGTGGGAGCGTCGGCTTCGGGTCAGGGCGCAGGTAAACACGCAGGACAAAGGCGTTTGTGTTCCAACCCCTAAAGTCGAGCAAGTTTCCGTTACGGTCTATCCACTGAACAGTCAGGCGCTGAAGACTGTTGATGGGCTCAGGGTACACCACAGATATACTGTAGTCCTTATTTTCATGAAAATTCTTGATACAGGCCGACCCCACATCCATGATGATGGGTGCAAAGGCCCGATTCGCATTTGATCCTGAAATTGTTCCAGTCGTTCCCTGTATGGCTCCAGTGTCTACATGAAACGGCGTTTTCAATTCATCCACATCCAGAAACACGTAATCGTTCAAGGAAAAGTCCACAAGGGTCGAACTCCGTATGATGTACAGAGCCGAATACGTAGGATCAGTGTTTGATGCGAGTTCGCCCGTCAAGTCTGTTTCGACCGCCATACCAAGCATGATCCCCAGTTCACTTGAATGAATTTTGATCGAAAATGGAGAAGGGTTTGCAAAGAGGAAGTCTCCCTCGGCCGCCAGGTAGTTCAGGCCGGGAACGTTTGACGTGGCAGCCGTCACGGCCGCTGCTAGCGTGTATGCCGAGTAGAAGCCTTTGTTCAGACTGACGTTGCTTGTGCCGTTGAGAGTCAGAACGTTCGACCCTTCTGTCAGGTTGTACATGGTATTGGGGACTCGAGCCGAGACGAGATCAACCCTCTCCACGTTACGTAAAGGCCGAGTCAAGTGCAAGACGTACGAGTTGCCTTCAGGGTACAGGGTCACGTCTCTGTTCTGGGAGTCGGCAAAGAGGAGACGCTCCGTCATCTATTTTTGAGTAAGAAACAAATATAGGACATTTTCAGTAATGGATCCCTTTGTCGAGATTCCAAAACCGCCTCCTCCTCAACCCATAGCGGGTCAGTCTCGAGGGGCGGCTGGAGGCGCCATGACGGCTCTTGCAGCCCTAGGACCTCAAGAAAAGTACATGTTCGGTGGAGAGTCTCAGTGGGTTCCAGAACTCAAGCAACACTCTCCGTTTGTTCAGTCTCACCGTATGCTTAACCCTCTCCAGTCGAACGGAAACCTTTTTCTGGACCCATCTAAATCGTACTCTATTGACATCAAACCCCGTGAGTCTGCC